TGACTGGTCCGATGCGGTGTTGCAGATGGAGCTAGAGCTTGATCGCATGGACGGTGAGTCAATAGCCAGGACCATGGGGTTTTCCCTGGACACCCTGAAGAAAGCCAGGTCTGGCTGGTGCAAAGCTCAGAACGCTATGTCTTTCCCGATGCACAATGGCTCTGGCCAGGTGATAGGGGTCAGGCTTCGGAAGCTCAGTGGTGAAAAGTTTGCCATCACTGGATCACGCCAGGGTGTCTTCCTGCCCAGGGACGAGCTCAACCTGGGCGAGCTGGTGTTGGTAGTCGAAGGACCCACGGATCACCTAGCTGCCCTGGAGATTGGCTTGCAGGCGGTGGGTCGACCGAGCTGCCTGGGTTCAGTCCAGGAATGTGAAGAGCTGTTGCGGGGCAAAGATGTTTGCATCGTGGCAGACAAGGATGATGTGGGCCGAGCTGGGGCCGTGAAGCTGGCGAAGTATCTGAAGTCCAGCTGCCTGGATGTACGGACAATCGAACCGCTCAAGGGTAAAGACCTGCGAGAATGGGTGGCTTCCGGAGCTACCAAAGAAACCGTCGAGACAGTCTGGAGAGCTGCATGGCAAAAATGAACAAGTATCGGGTGTCTGCACCAGAGGCACGAACCTGGAATGGTAAGACCTATGCGTCCAAAGCAGAGATGGAGTACGCGGTGATGTTGCATACCCAGCTGGAACAAGGACACTTCATACTGGACTACATAGAGCAGCCCAGGGTCTGGCTCGGGGTCCGAGAAAACGTGTACGTTCCTGACTTCCTGGTAGTCTGGAGCGATAGAGCCCCTAGTTACATTGATGTGAAAGGAGTCGAGACCGCAGCCTTCAGACGAAACAAAAAGCTATGGTCCAGGTACGGACGCCTGGAATTGCAAGTCGTCAAAAAGAAAGGGAAGCGGTTCGAGACGGTGGAGGTAATTCATGGACGAGGCCTTGACGAAAGAGAAGCTGACCCTGGACTCAGTGATCCAGGACCAGGTAGACCTGGAGCTGCTGGCGATTCAGAAGGGGGTAGCCAGGTACCGGAGGCTGGCCAGGGAGGCGGTTGACCGTGGCGAAGCTGCTGGCCTCAAGCCGGTAGAAAGATTGATGGTGTGGTGGATGGAGCCCATGGCGGCTCGCGTTCGCCAGGAGAGAAGAGAGATCCGGAAGGGTAAGCCAGGCAAGGGTCGAGCACACGCTGGACCTGCCCTGCTCGCCCTGGACACTGATCGACTGGTCGTTTGCACTCTTCACGAGATGCTTGGCCGGTGCCTGGCAAGCCCTTCCGGTGACCTGGTAGTCAACCTGGCATACTCAATCGGCTCTTCGATCATCGCTGAGCTGCACCATGACATGCTCAGGAAATCAGACTCAGCTAGCTTGAAAGACCTGGATCGCAGGTTTAAGAAGCTCAGCACGAGCAGGGTCAACTGGTGGGCCAAGCGTACCCTGGACGACCACCTCTGGAATCGAAAGGTCTGTACCCATATCGGCGTGACCATGATGTGGATGGCAATTGAAAGCTGTTCTTCCCAGGACTACAACCTGGGGTTCAAGCTGGCCTTCAAGCATGAACGTCAATGGCGAGACAACCAGAAGAAGGGAGTTGTCCGTCTAGCTCCGGAGATATTTGAGCTGGTAGAGGACGGCCACCTGGCCAGGCAGAACCTCCGGCCCAGGTACTCACCCATGGTGGTGACGCCAAGCCTTTGGTGCTCCAAGTACGAAGGCGGGTACATGAGGATCAAGACTCCCCTGGTATCCAAGATCACCAGGGAGCAGGAAGCTGCGGTCAAGGTGAGTGGAGAAGGGTGCCAACAGGTCTACGACGCCCTCAACTACGTCAACTCCACGGCCTGGACAATCAATCGGAAGGTCCTAGAGGTTGTTGAAAAGCTCTGGGATGAGGGCGGAGGGGTAGCTGGCCTGCCTGGTCGTGAGAATCACATCATGCCAGAGAAGCCTGCGGACATCTCAAGCAACGCCGCCAGCCTGAAAGCTTGGAAGGCCAAAGCTCACGAGGTCCATACCGCAAACAACAAGCTGGCCGGAGCTCGAATTGAAACAGCTCAAAAGATATGGTCAGCTCGGGAGTTCGTAGATCGTGGCAAGTTCTACATGCCGCACCAGCTGGACTTCCGCACCAGGCTTTACCCGATCCCCGTCTACCTCAACCATCATGGCGACGATCTATCCAGGTCGCTGCTGATGTTCGACAAAGAGGTTGAACCAGGGTCCAGGGGTATGTTCTGGCATCGAGTTCAGGCAGCTAGCTTTTGGGGCCTGGACAAAGAGAGCTTGACCAAACGCAACGAGTGGTACGCCACGCATCGCCTACTCATCGAGCGATCAGCCGAGAACCCCTGCGACCATACCTGGTGGATGGATGCGGACGAGCCCTGGCAGTTCCTGGCAAGCTGCCTAGCTCTGACCTATCCCGAGTACGCCGCCCGTGTCCCAATTCAATCGGACGGGACATGCAACGGTAAACAACACTTGGCCGCTCTGGGCAGGGACCAGGATGGGGCCAAGTCGGTGAACATGATGCCGTCAGAAGCTCACGATCCCAGGGAAGATAACTACGCAGATGTCTCAGACTGCCTGCACAAGGTCATAGCTGAGGACGCCAGTTCCAAGCCGCAAGCCAAGGTGGCATCGAAATACCTTGGATCTCGAAAGGATCGGCGGTCAGTTTGCAAGCAGCCATCCATGACCTGGGTGTATGGGGTCACCCCAGTCGGAGCCAGGAACCAGGTGAAAGGGGTACTCAAAGACCTGGGTGTGCCAGGCGAATCGCTGTTCAAGGTCAGCGACTATGTGTCCAAGGCAGTTCTCCAGGCCAACGCGGACAGCTGCCCAGCTGGCAAGGCAATCTTTGATTGGCTGGAAGAGTCATCCAGGAGAATGATGAAGGCAGCTCCGTACGAGCCGGTGTCTTGGACAACTCCCCTGGGCTTTCCAGTGATTCAGCCCTACCGGAACATGACCAAGTGTGTGGTCAACACCGTGATGCAAAGGGTGACCCTGGCCTACCGCCAGGACGATCACCCCTGCCTGGTCGGAAGGCAGGTAGCTGGGGTGGTCCCTAACTACGTTCATAGCCTGGACGCCAGCCATTTGATGCTGGTAGCTATGGCCTGCAAACGTATGGATGTGGATTTCGCAGCTGTTCACGACTCATTCTGGACTCATGCAGGGGACTTTGACCGGCTCCAGGGGGCAATCCGACGGTCGTTTATCGAGCTGCACCGTGAGGATTTACTACAAAAGCTCTTCCAGGAGTGGAGTATCCAGTTCCCAGGACTGCTGGACCCCCCACCTGAGAAGGGTTCCTACGACATCAACCAGGTTCTGGCTAGCTCTTACTTCTTTTCACCATGACTGATACCGAGATAACGAACAGGCAACGCCTCATTGTGTTTTATTCCAGGGTCGATAGGCCCCTTTGGCACAGGTTCTGGATTGAGTTGTTTGGTGGTGGCCGGACTTCGCACCTGGCCGTCAGCAACGGCATGGTCGTCATGGAGCGATTCTGGGATCGGTGTGTCTTTTGGCCCTTCATGACCTACATGAGACGAGGAGCCTGGCATGGGTATCACACCTTCGAGTGTGACGAAGAGGTGGATCTCTCCGACTTTGCCCCAACAAACAAGGTAGAACACCTGGAGCTTTGGAAGAAACTTGTCGGACTCAAACGAAAAGACGGCGATTGCGTTGACGTTATTCGGGATTGTCTTCGCCATATTGGAGTGGACGTCCCCCAGCGAATAATCACCCCGAACGGAATGAGGAAATGGATACAGAAATCAGGGACTTACCACACCGGTTGCCTCCTAAATCCGAGGATCTCGTTAGAGAGCTGGACGAAATTGTCCAAAGACCAGACCTGACGAACCCCTACCATCAATCAAACTTAGATCAGCTCAACTATGAAATAGGCCGACGGTCGGTCGTTGACGAGCTGATTCGACTATTGCCAAGGAGCTAAGTATGGGAGCTATGGGACCTATGGGCTTGTTGCCCATGCTGCTGATGCGGCGTCGTAAAAACCGTAAGGGTACTGCCAGGAACCAGGACCTTCGTAGACCAATTGTCCGCCGTAACGAGCGGGGAACATCGGTCCAAAAAGCTAGCTTCGAGCAGATGGGAATCGAACGACCACGAGGAGGTCAGTAATGGGACGACGAGGTGGACTCGGACAAAAGCGTGCCCGCATGAACAGGCAACGCCAGGGCATGATGAACCTTCGCAAGACCAACCGTGAGCTTCGAGGACAGATGAACCAGCAGTCCAGTGGTCCAACCACCGGCACAACAGCTAGTCAAGACAGTCCCATGAACATGAGCAACAGACGGTAATGGGTGCTCAGCTCCGTGGCAAAAGAAGGGTCAAAGACTCAATGCTGACGGGCTTGACCCTGGGCCAACAAATCAATCAGTTTGGCAGGGGCGGCACTGGGCTCAAGGTGCAAGGCAAAAGAGACCTTCGAGCTCGCACGTTTATTGATAACCCATACGACCCCAACAAACCCGTAGGAGCTTGAAATGGGACGCAAGAAGAAAGCACCACCACCACCACCTGTGCCACCACCACCACCAATGTCCGAACCATTCGAGACGTCTGGTGCCCTGGCCAGGGAACGTAGAGCTCGTCGTGGTCGGACCAAGCTACGCATCCGGCGTGGTTCAGCTGGTGGATCTGGCGGATCGGTGAGCTACTGATGCAGGGAATCAAGAGTCTTTACGTCCAGGAGAACGCTCTTAGGCAGGGGATTCTTGACCGAGCTCGCTTCTGCGCGTCTCTAACCAAGCCACATATCCTGCCTCCCGACGGCCACGATGCCAATGACAAGCTGCCTGAGCCGTACTCTTCGCTCGCAGCTCGCGGCATCACCAACCTGGAGGGCCGTTTGCTCATGGCCCTCTACCCTCCTGGTAGACCTTTCTTCTCGTTGCGGCCAGCTTCGTCGCTTCTCTACAGTCCCGATACCGACCCTGACGTCATCCAGCAAATTGAAAGCGTTCTCTCCCTCCACGAGCACATGATTATGGCTCAGCTGGAGAAGAAGCCTCAGAAGCTGGGCAACATGCGTCGAACCGGTTTCAGATCGACGAAGCGGGCCGCACTCTCTCAGCTCCTGGTGACTGGTGATGTCCTGGAGCAGATCACCGACGACTACCAAATCAAGCTATTCCGCCGAGACCAGTACGTCACCAAGCGTGACAGCTCCGGCTCAATCATGCACCACATTGTCCGTGAGCGGATTGACCCCCTGACCCTGGACCCAGAACGCCTGTTTGAGGCTGGACTAGACATGGGTGAAATGATGCAGGTTCATTGTGTTGAACGCATGATGGACCTTTACACCCGTTGTGCCTGGCAACCTATGTCCAACACCTGGTTGATTACCCAGGAGCTCAACGAGAACACGATCCACCAGGAAGAGACTGAGATCAGCCCATTCCTTTGCACCGCGTTCGAGCTTGCTCCTGGTGAGCATTACGGACGAGGCATGGTTGAGCTGAACCTGGGTGACATTAGATCCATGAATGAGCTGACCATGGCCATCCTGGACTTCTCAGCTACTGCATCCAAACAGCTTTTCGCCGTGGACTACAACAGTCAGGTCAGAGCTGAGGACCTGGCCAAGCCAACCGGCTCGGTCATCCAGGCTCGGGTCCAGAGCGGAGCTGTCCTGGATGTAGCTATGGTCCAGGCCGGAAAGGTCGCCGACTTCCAGGTCACCGCCCAGACCAGGGAAAATGTCCGTAGGGACCTGGCAAGCGTGATGCTGATGGAAGGCGAAGCTACCCCTACGGGTGAGCGTGTTACAGCTTTCCAGGTACGTCGCGTAGCTCAGGAGCTCGAAGGTGCCCTGGGTGGAATCTTTGCTCCGATTGCAGATGCCCAGCAACAGCCCCTGGTAGAACGGGTGCGATTCATGATGGAACGTGACCAGCTGCTGCCCAAGCTCCCCAAAGACTCTATTGAGGTCGAGACACTGACCGGCGTAGCTGCCCTGGCCAGCGAGAACGACTCATCCAAGATTCTCCAGATCCTCCAGGTTCTGGGACAACTAGGCCCCGAAGCCATGAGCCGAGTCAATATGGACGTATTGATCGACACCCTCATGCGACAGCAGGGCATTCACGAACCAGGCCTCGTCAAGACGCCTGAGCAGATTGCAGAGGAACAACAAGCCGCGCAACAAGCTGCCGTCCAGCAGCAAGCCGCGCAGCAGATGATCCAGTCCGGTGGCCGTATCATTGAAGAGCAGGCTATTGCAGAGGAATAAATCGCATGGAAAATATGCAAGAAGATGGTGGTATTGAAGCACCATCCAACGTCGAGATTGTTGGGGAAAACGCAGCTGAGGCTCGCTTCCCTACTAACGAGGAAACGCAAGCCCAAGCTGAGGAAGCGCAAAAGGCGCAGCTTCTGGCAGGGAAGTACCAGGACGTAGACGCCCTGGAGAAAGCCTACAAAGAGCTGGAGGCAAAGCTTGGTGAACGCGGACAACAGCCCGACCTGGAGCAGACTGAAGCTGCGGACAGCGGCGGGCAAGACAATTCCTACCTCCCGCCTGATGTGGCCACACTTCTGGACTCTGCGGGGCTCAAGGGGGAAGCATTGGCCCAAACTTGGGCGGATACCGGCTCTCTTAGCGAGTCGCAATATGCGAAGCTAGAGCAGCAAGGTTACTCCAAGGATGTTGTCGATACCTTCATGCATGGCCAGTCAGCCATCTATGACCAGGGTGTAGCTCAGCAAGAGCAAGCTCACGCCAAGGCCCAGGAAATGGCCGGTGGCGAGCAGAACCTGGAAAAACTTTTCGCATGGGCCAGCTCCCACTACGCAGACGCAAAGCTGGATGAGCTCAATGATGGCCTGGCAGATCCCAGTCGGTTCGAGGCACCGATCAAGGAAATGCTTTACGACTACAAAATGACCACCGGCCAGAGCATCGGCCAGCCAGGTATGGTCAACGCAGGTGAAGCACCGGTCACAAACACCGCAGGGTACGCATCCGTCGATGAGGTCCTGGCCGTCTTTGAGCACGCGAGAACACGCGGAGCTTTGACGGAAGAGCAGAAAGCTCGCCTGGCCAACACCCCGATGCACCTCATCCAAGGAGTGAGCTGACATGGCATTACACGCAACCCCAGATCAAGCTGTTGCATTGGCAAAAATGGGAGCAAAGGTTTCTTACCATTACATGAATGGAAAGTCCTACGCAACCATTACTGACAACACCACCAACAAGCCCCTCATCCAAAGACAGGGTGCAAACGAACATCAAGCATTGGTAGCCTGCCTGGCAGAAGTAGGAGAGGTTGAGAAGCCCCTTACCCAGGCAGAAGCAGTCATGCAAACAAAGACTCAGGCTGATCGGATCGCCGAGCTCGAATCAGAGCTGGCCAAACTCCAGGACGCAAAGAAGGAGCGTAGTCGTTCTACTCGCTCCAAAACCACTGAGACCAAGGCAACCAGCCCAAAGTCGAAAGGGACACCCGAGTAATCGGCCCTGGACGGCGAAGGACACCTGACGCCTGGTTATGTAGTAACTAGCAACCCCCTTTCCTAAAGGAATAATCCAATGGCAAACTCTTCGCCAGTCCGATTCCTTACGGACCCCTCAGGTGCCAATACAGCTACTGACCTCGCTCTGAAGGTCTTTAGCGGCATTGTCCTTGAGGCCTTCCGTGAGAAAACTGTTTTCTACGACAACACCGGCAACATCATGGCCACCAAGGTCCTGGAGTCCGGCAAGTCAGCTCAATGGCCCATCATCGGTGATGACTCCGGTGTGAAGCCCGAATACCACACGCCAGGTAACGAGATTCTTGGCCAAGCGGTAACCATGACCGAGGGTACTGTCACCGTCGATGAGATCCTGGTGTCCCACCTTGACGTTCCGTTCAAGGATATGGAGATCAGTCACTTCGACGTCCTGGCCCCTTACGCGACCAAGCTCGGTCGTGCTTTGGCTATCGACATGGACAAGAAGCTCGGACTCATTGGTTTGTCCGCCGCCCGCACCGCAGCTGTCTCAGCTGTTCACAACGGCGGTAAGCAAATCTTCCGAGACGATGGTGTGTCCGCTTCGTCTGGGCAAGAGGCCGACATCAAGGTCGCCTACCCCAACAGCTCGGTTGGATCGGGCCGGTTCCGCGATGACATCGCTGAGCTCGCCCAGAAGTTTGACGAGGACAACGTGCCAGAAACCGGTCGTTACCTCTTCATTCCTCCGTACATTCGTACGATCCTTCGTCACGAAGCCAGCACCTATGCGGCCACCTCGGTGACCTCCGGTAGCTCCACCATTCAAGGCCAAGGCAACCCATTCAGCAAGGATGTGACCTCAGTTCCAGGTGACCTGAACCGTCGTATCCTGGGTGTGTTGGAAGGCTTCAACCTCATCGTGACCAACCACATGCCTGGTCAATTCGGCACCACTGGTAACTACACCAATGCTGCTGTTCAAGGTGTGGCAAGCTCGCTCAGTACCACCTTCCAGGGAACATCTACTCCGACCAAGTATCGGGTTGATGTGACTGGTCGTGGTGCGAACACCGCTGCTGCTCAGGCTGCTTCTAAGCCAGCTGCCCTGGCATTGTGTGGTGCCCAAGAAGGTTCCGCTGCAATCGGTATGGTCCAGTCCGCTGGCCTCCGGTCGATCCTCCAGGACGACGAGCGGCGTAACACGAAGTTCATGAAGTCCCAAATGTTGGTTGGTGCTGACGTCCTTGCTCCATGGTGTGCAGGTGTCGTCGGTGTCTTCCGCGACTAAGACTTTCTCCGCTTCCTCCTTTCTCGGCCCTGGGGAGCTTCGGCTCCCTGGGGCCTGTTTGCGGAAACGCCATGACACTCAACCCCTCAAACAAAGTGACCCTCCAACAAAAAGATTGGCTGGGCCTTATCACCTTGACGGTCTCAATAATTGGTAGCGTCTTCTTTGCTTACCAGTCTCATGATCGTCTCCTCACTGAAATCGCAGTACGCCAGCAACTCCTGGCGGCTGAACAAGACCGCCTCCGCGAGGATGTGGAAGAATTGAAAGCCAGGATCAGATATGCCCCAATTTCAACTGTCAACGCCCCCTAAGCATTGGTTTAGAGGCTACTCCACCGACATCGACTCCTCCCAAAGCGCAGCTATCGCCCTGGTAGCTGACCCAGAAGCGGTGTCCGGATATGAGGCGGTGCCTTGCCACGATCACAACCTGGCAAAGCTTTGCTTCTTCGAGCCGAACAACGGGTCGGACAACAACACTTTGCGTGCTCAGCTCTACGGATACTCTCCCAATGGTGCTGAAACTCAATACCTTCCAAGCTTCATTTGCACGTTGGATATGGTCATTGGTACCCAAGCTGGCGTAGCTGGTGGAACCTTCCTGGACACAGACAAGTTTGCTGACCAAATCACCTTTGTTGAAGGTGACGACAGCATCCGAATCGTGAGCCACGCTACCTCAGCTGCTGCACCAAACGCTGCTAATAAGATCGCAACGGTGACCGTTGACCTGGAAGGATCTACTCACCTCCTGGTTGTGTTCCCAGGATTGGATGGTGGTGGTCAAGCTGCCAAAGCTAACTTTGGTTACTCCCTCTTCTAAATGATTAGGGAACGCCTGATTGGCCAAATGCGGAACGAAGGGGCCTTCTGCCTGTACGCAGAAACCCTGGACGCACCGGCAGGAGAGTCACATGATGTGGAGCTGCCAAACATGCTCCAGGCTCGGGAGCTACTTGGTGGCCCCCTCCTGGAGATGGGATGCTCTGCACACTTTGACTTTGAGGCCAACTCTGGCTCAGGCGGTGACCGACTCTACTACTCCAGGGCTCTGACTGATAACTCTTCGAGCTTGACCACCACGGTCAATACAACCCACCACCGAATGAAGCACCATCCGTGTTCAGTCGGATCAACGGTCACCCTGGCCTCTAATCAATTCTGGCCAAACGGCCCGCTCTACCAGGGTGGGTGGCACGAAGCTGGAATGGCAACTGGAGGTAACTTCCAGATCACCTCGGGTGCGGATGGGATCTTTACGGATCAGAGTGGGTCGAGCACTTCCGTGTTTGGAAGCTCAAATGGTGGCCAGTATCCGTTCACTATGAACGCTTGGGTCAAGGTCGATGACCTCACATCTCTGACTGGAGGCAACAACGGGGTACATCCGGTTGCGGCGGTTTCCAAAATTGCTCCGTATGGCACCGTTAGCTTGACCGACTGGAAAGCCATTGGCATTGGCTTTGAGGACCACAAGAACACGGTGCCGTGTATTTTTGAGATGTCAGCTTCTCAGGCAAGCTCTGGAGTCGCGGGTGATGTTTTGTTCACAGCTTCCAAGATCCTGGGAGCCGATGAGTTCCGAGGTGGGTCACTAAACACCTCCACAGCTCCAACGGGAGACCACGACCGCTGGCATATGATTACCGGCGTCTTTCTTTCTCCATCAAATGTGAGGCTCTATTGGAACGGAATTCGAGTAGCAGATTACGAATCAGGAGAGGGAAAGGATGCGTCTGGATCGAACGAATCATTCTCGTTCCCCAGCACCACGACTGCGGAGCTGTCAAGCACAGAGTTCGATGGACCTTTTGACGTAGGCCACATTGGTGGCTTTCCCGTCAAAAGCACCAGGGTGGCCTGCGACTTCAACCGAAACTCGCCGCTTCCAGAGGCCCCTTGTTTGCCAGGGAAGATTGGCAACGTCAGCTTCTTCCCGAGTGGCTTGAGCTCAATCCAGGTGGCCGAGCTCTACTCAACAACCAGTCAGGCCATGACCATAGAAATGGACCAGACAACAGCTGGGACCGCAGGGTTCCTGGCACGCCAGGCAAACAAGTTTGATGACGCTTTGCCTCAGATTTTGATTGAAGCTCACTCGGGCAAGTCTGGGTCAAATGGAGATTTACGCAGCTGGTCAACAGGAATGTGGCACGCTCACATGGACCTAGATACTCAAACAGGTCGGCTTACTGCCCTGAATGGGGATCAAAGCAACAGTAGTACCACCACTGGCTTTGGCTTTGCTTCCATGATCGGCGGATTTGGCACTCCTTACAACTCCCAGAAAGGTCTGAATTTTGGTAGCGGCAGCAAGCTCGTTGGTTTCTCTATGGACAACGCAAGCAACGGCCCAAGGGTCAAGCTAAGAGACCATAGCAGTGGGTTTAGCGGTCAAAATCGCACAATCATTCCAGCCCCAGATGACAGGATCAATCCAACCGCTGACCCCCTGGGCAAAAAAGACTTGGTTTGTGGGTTCTTTGCCATGGATGGGTCTGGCACTGGCACTGATGGTGTGAATTCGGCTACATCCACTACCGCTGCTGAGTTCACCCACCACCTCAAAGACAACTTCCCAATGACGTTTTTCTTAAACACGAGCGCGCAAAAGGCATTCTTACCGATTGTGTTCTTCAATGAATTCAAGACGGCGACCGAGCAGCTCACGATCATTAGAGCTCTCAAAGGAAACAACCCAATGAGGACCCGTGTTCCTCTCACTGCATCCCCCAGACCATTCCGGTTGAATGGCTCACAGACAGGTAGAAAGATCCCATGAACAAGACGCCCATCTACGTTATCGCTGGATGCCTGGTTGGCATCTCCATCCTGGCAGGGCTCTCCGGCTGCGACGTCCGCAAGCAAGTCTCGGTGGACATCCCTCCATCCGTGGCCAACGCCATCGGAGTCTCGGCAGACAGCAACCTCAAAGAAGCTCAGGTCGCCTGGGAAGACTGGCAGGTCTGGGTTGAGCGTGAGTCCGCCAAGTTTGCTACTGAGATCGAGGATGCCTCAGCTCGGTTTGCCATGCTGAACAGTGTCACGGATATGGGCTTGCAAGCTCTGGAGACCCAAGCTGGCAGCATTCCTGGTGGAGCTCTCCTGGTGAGTGGCCTGACCTTTGCCAGTGGCCTCATGCTCCGCCGCCCTGGAGACAAGAAGCGTCAAGACGACCTGGCTGCGAAGGTAGCTGAGCTGGGAGGCGAAGATGTCTGAGATCAAAGTAGACAAGATTTCTCCAAACACAGGCACAAACTTGGACCTGGGGGACAGTGGGAAAACTTTTACGGTTCCCGACGGCGCAAAGATTGACGCTGCTTCTGGCGGGACAATCAAAGTAAGTTCTGGTGGAACCCTGGACATAGACGGAACAGCTAACTTCACTGGAGCCACAGTCACCCTCGACGCTAATGAGCTTTCAGGAGACACGATTGACGGGGGAACGATTAGCAACTTTGCGTCCACTGGTATTGATGACAACGCAAACGCAAAAGTGTTGGAGGTAAACAACTCCGCCACCAACGGTATCAAGGTGACTCGGCCCTTCTGGGCCCAAACAGCTTGCCTGGCCTACGGGCGATTGACCGTAACTACTGATGGAGCTGGCATAGCTACAGCTGCTGCACTCACACGGTCATTCAACTGCAACACCCCAGGTCTGTCCGCAGGGACTATCACGGTGGCATTTACCACCGGTGCCCAAGCTGAGCCTGGGCCAAACAGCACCACCAGCGTCCCCTTTGCCCTGGTCACCGCAGATTCCGTTACCAAAGCAGCTGGCGAGTCCGTGGGCACCTGGGCGGCTTTAACGCACTCGCAAATCAACTTCACCGTGGACGGTGCTGTTGGCCTGGGCAAGATCAAGTTTCCAGCCAGCCAGACCACCTCGACCATTGACTTCCTGGTATTCAACCCAGCTGCACCGGAGTTCTAAGCATGGCCACTACAGCTGCCCAGGTGGATGCGGTCAATCGCGTCCTGATGCGTCTTGGCGGTCTCAAGACCACTCAGACTCAACTAGATAATGAAGAGGGCAAGATCAGCACGCCTGGTCTGATCCTGGACTTTTTGACCAGGAACAACAAGGTCCTCCAGCAACGGGGCTGGCACTTCAATACTGAGGTGAAAAAACTTTCACCCGACGGGTCTAGTGAAATACCTATCCCAACCACCGTGGGAGGCCAAACCGGTACGGCGACGATCCTCAACATTGACGCGGTAGCGAGCTCCAGGGGAAAGGACGTCCTGGTCAAGAACAGCAAAATGTTCGACCTGGAGGACAACACCTTTACTTTTAGCTCTGACCTGGAGGTGGCAATCGTTTACCTGGTTGACCTGGACAAGCTCCCCGAGGAGGTGGTCGAGTACCTGGTGGTCAAGACCGCCATGGATTACAACCGCAGCTACAAGCAAGCTGGTGCCCTGGACCAGGCCCTGGCGATGGAAATGGTGGACCGAGATCGAGAGCTCAAACGTATGGAGCTCGACCGAGCAGACTTCAATGTCCTGGACAGCGATGAGGCCAACGCAGTTCGCGGACGTACAAGACACACCTCACGGAGATAGATATGGCACTTGGCAGTGACACTGGACGAGCTCTTGATGCCGTCAACGAAATTCTTGAATCGGTGGGAGAGTTTCCAATCTCCACCCTGCAAAACCTTGCTAGCTCTGGAGTCACGATTGCAGAGCGGGCCATGAAGTTCCTGGAGCGGGCAAGCACCCGAATCCAAGCCATGGGATGGCCTGAGAACACCGCCTACGCGGTCAGTAAGACCTCTGGCAACATTGGCTCCGCCGCCCTGGCGGCTCAAGCAGCTGGAGCAGATTCTCACCGCACCATCGTCGTTCGAGACAATGGTGGCACTCCTGAGCTTTACGACGTCAACGCTGGGGCTGTCCTTACCGGCTCGGCAATCATTGACCTGGTGACCGAGATCGACTTTGATAATTGCAGCATCTCTCTCCAGGATTTGATTACCAAGACCGCCAAGCAGGACTTCCAGCGTCGAATCCAGGGTAACCCACAAGCTGACCAGGCTATTGCCCAGGAAATGATGATGGCGGATCGGAAGACTATCCGGCACAATCCTCAGAAGATGAACCGCATGTTCCCCAACACCAGTGGCATCTTCGGAGCTGCACCGCAGCAGGACGAAGAGCGTGGCTAGTCTCCCGTTCCGTCAGCGTGTTCCCTCCCTGATTGCAGGGATTAGCACGCAGGCAGACACGATCCGCTTTCCCACCCAGGTAGAAGACGCTGAGAACGTCGATTTCGATGTGGTGGACGGGGCAACCAGGCGACCTGGAACCAACCTGCATTACCACTTCTTTGGTGGCATCAACGGTGAAAAGTACCGTTTGTTCAAGATCGAGCGGGATGACCAGGAAGAGTACGCAATCGTGTACGGGCAGAATGTCCTGGAGGTGATTGACCTCAACAACAAGGTCAAAGCCACGATCACCAAGTCGGCAGAAGCTCAGACCTATCTCAACTCCGGCAACCCCACGGTTGACGACTTCGTGTTCTTGACCATCGCAGACACGACCTTGATCGCCAACAAAAAGGTGGCTACAGCTGCGAATGCAGACGGGTCAAGCATCACCAACACCACAATGCCGATCAAGCTGACCAGGACACAGGCCTTTGCAGATGGCACGTTGACTTTCACCCTGGACGTCATCACCTTCAACGACCGACCTTTCTACGAGCAGATCATCAAGGCTGATGAGAACATTACAGGTGGCAGCTTCCAGCTCGCGTTCCGGACAGCAGCTGATGAAGAGATTATTGCACCCAGGAGTCTTTCCCCTGGAGGAAATGACACAAGTGACCCCGAAGGCAGGCTCCCATTTGACGCCCTGGCCAGTCGGTTCACTGAAGGAGCTGCGGGGATCGGCGTCGATCAGAAGCTTGAGGAAATTGAGAATATCGGGGATGGCAAAGTTATTTGCACCGGTGGACCGTTGCCCAGGAAAGATGTGCTCATCCAGCTCAGCCGCGATATTGACGTCACCAGGCTGATCGAGCCCGTCAACTTTGACCTGGCCGGAGGCGTGTTCAACATCGTCCGAGGCTCCAATGAGCGGAACCCACCTCCAGAGTTCATTCGCCTGGGTCTGCCAGTCGTAGAGCTGGGGTATTACAAGAACCGACTTCTCCTGGGCTCAGACGAGTTCCTGGCATTTAGCCAGGTAGATGACCTCTTTGACTTTTACATCGAGACGCCAGCTGTCCTGGCCGACTCGGATGCAATCGACTTGCAGCTCTCTACCGAGGACGTCAGCGTCATTCAGCACGTTGTCAACTTCAACGGCCAGCTAGTGGTGTTCACCAAGCAGGGGCGTCAGTTCATCCTGGACGAAACCAACAATGTGCTGAGCCCAGCTACCGCTTCAATCACCTCCAGGTCGAAATACGAGACTCAAGATGTGAGGCCAGTTCTGATTGGTAATCGTCTCTACTTCCTGGGCAAGACCTCGGGTTACACCGTTTGCTATGAGTATTACTTCGACGATGTAGCTGGCGGAAACGTGGCTAATGACATTAGCAAGCAAGCTCAAGGCTTGATCCCAACGGATATCCAGAGCATGGTGAGCTCAACTCCCCTGGACAAGCTCTTCATTTTTGAGAAGCCGAACGCCCTCTCGGTCACTGGTGCAACGGCAGTGTTCAGCCCACCAACCGGTTCGTCAGGCAACTGGCAAGATGCTGCCAACTGGGACGTCAACACCGCCGGAGGTGCTGCCCTGGGCCGATCCGCTCAGCCTTTCGACAATGTAGAAATACCAGCTGGTAAGACCTGCACCTTCACCTCCGATGGGTATGCAGACATTGATTTGTCTACGGCACCTTTCGTTACCCTGGGGGCCACGGGTACAGCTACGGTTTACACCTGGACGCAATATGCGGAGGGAAGAGAAAGAGCTCAATCCGCCTGGGGCAAGTGGACCCTGGGAGCTGATGCTGTTCTGGATGGGATCATCGTGGATAGCGATATGTATACCCTTCGCCGAGAAGACACTTCCTCACCTCCGAGACTTTGCCTGGACCGGATTCCCCTGGCAGATACCTCGACCCTGACCAACTTTACTGAGCAGGTCTTTATGGACCACAAGGCCAGTAACGTTGATGCCAACCCAGTTTCGGTAAGCGATTCCAGTGGGAACACGGTGTTCACCATGCCAACGGTCGATGGGGTGCAGCTGAAAGATCCAAAGATCACGCACATGGTTCACTCAGGTAGCCCGACTACTCTCAGAGCTGTTTCTACCGCAGATGGTGGAGCAACGTTTACTATCTCGGACGCCTCAAACACCTTCCAAAGTGGAACGGTTGTCCTGGGCCGAAAGTATGACAGCTTCGCAGAGCTCTCCAAGCCATACTTCCGAGATGGTGAGCAGAAGCCTGTAACCGAGGGCAAGACCGTGGTGAGCAAGCTCATGGTTGACCTGAAGGACACCGGTGACGTCAAGACTGAGATCACCCCCCTGGAGAACGTTGGGCAACGAGCCACCAGGACAGAAACCAAGGCGTCAGCTGCCAGCTCTACCAGGAG